AATAAACTATTAGGTGAATTTAATTTGGAAGGAATTCAACCTGCTCCACGCGGTGTACCACAAGTAGAAGTCACGCTGGATGTTGATGCGAATGGTATTCTTAAAGTAAGTGCCCGTGATAAACAAACTGGTAAAGAAAATAAGATTACTATCAAGTCGGACAGTGGTCTAAGCCAAGAACAGATTGAGGAGATGATTCGCGATGCCGAAGCAAATGCTGATGCTGATCGAAAGCAACGTGAGTTAATTGATGTAAGGAACCAAGCGGACGCAGTTGTCCACAAGGTTCAAACTGATCTTAAAGAAGTTGAGGGCAAACTTTCAGAAGATCAGAAGAAGAATATAAACGACAAAATAAGTGAACTACAAGAATCGTTACTTGGCTCAGACAAAGAAGCAATTACTAACAAATTGTCAGAATTGTTTGTTGCCTCAAATATTATTAATGAAGTAAAGCAATCAGCCGCAGAGGAGTCTGCAAAGCCCGATGTGGATGACACAGTGGTTGATGCTGAGTTTAAAGAAAAGAAGTAAAGAATATGCGGCGTAGATGCCCGGCTGGGGTCTACTCTCATATATGTCATAACTTGCTTATAGAAAGGAGAACGACTATGACAACATATACAATAAGTACTTTTGATTTACCAACATTGCATCGCCACGCCGTGGGCTTTGATAGATTATTCAATGAGCTAGGACGCACTTTTGCCAATAGCAAAACAGATAACTATCCTCCACACAACGTGGTAAAGATTGACGAAAATCACTACGCTATCCAACTTGCAGTTGCTGGCTTCAGTGAAGAAGAACTAGACATTGAATATAAAGAAAATGTTCTAACAATCCGTGGCGAGCAAAAGCAAAAGGATGAGTATGAATACCTGCACAGAGGAATCAGTGCTCGTACTTTTGCTCGCCATTTTACTTTGGCTGACAATGTAGAAGTCAAGGGTGCTACTGTAATTAACGGTATCCTGGCAATTAGTCTTGAGCATATTGTTCCCGAAGAACAAAAAGCCAAAAAAATTGCAATTACATTTGTTAAGTAATATAATAAAAGTAGGGGGAATTCTCCCCCTACTCTAACCTACTAGATTATGAGCAAAACAGACATTGTAGTAAAACCACGGATTCAGGTCAAAACAAACGTTCAGCCTCCCAGTTTGTTTAATGTAATTTATCTAAACGACAATGTTACCACTATGGAGTTTGTTGTAGAAACACTCAAAAACATTTTCCATCATACCGACGAAACCGCCCACAAGATCACTGTTAAAATTCACGAAGAAGGATCCAGTGTAGTAAGCACCTTGCCGTATGAAATCGCTGAACAGAAAGGTGTCGAAGCTACACTACTTGCTCGCAACAATGGTTTTCCACTCAACGTCAAACTAGAACCAGCAAATTAATGATATTCAATAAAATTCGTGAACTTAAGGACAAAGGACTTAAGATTGGTATTACCTTCAGTACTTTTGACATGCTTCACGCCGGACATGTTGCTATGCTAGCCGAAGCCAAAAACCACTGCGATTATCTTATTGCAGGTCTCCAGACTGACCCAACCATTGATCGACCTGATACCAAGAATCGTCCGGTACAGAGTGTGGTTGAGAGGCAAATACAGCTTGCGGCGTGCCGTTATGTGGATGAAGTGGTTGTGTATCAGACTGAACAGGATTTGGTAGACTTATTGTTGATTCTTCCAATTGATGTGCGTATACTTGGAGTTGAATACGCCGACAAACCTTTTAGCGGCGATGCTGAATGTTATGCTCGCGGAATCAAAATAGTATTCAATGGTAGAGACCATAGTTTCAGTTCTAGTAGTCTGCGTAAACGAGTAGCAGCAGCCGAAGCTGAAAAAGCACTTAGGAGTTAATTGTGGATGTGATGCTAGACTTAGAAACACTGAGTACCAGACCGTGGGCAGTGATCCTTACTTTGGGCGCAGTTAAGTTTAGTCCGTGGAATACTGATGTTGATACCACGCAAGGTCTATATTTAAAACCAGATGTGGATGAGCAGATTGCTTTAGATCGACATATTCAAGATCTAACTGTTGAATGGTGGGGCACACAAACCGAAGAAGTTAGAGAAGAAGCACTAGGCACAGAAGGCAGGATCAGTCTTGACACAATGCTAGACGAACTCAATCGTTTTCTGGTAGGAGTAGACAATATCTGGTGTCAAGGTCCTGCATTTGACATTGTTATACTTGAAGATTTGTACAGGCAAATGGATCGTCCTACTCCGTGGCAATTTTGGCAGATACGAGATAGCCGTACCTTATTCAGTGTACACGGTGATCCTAGAAAAAAAGATCGGCACGGTGCTCATAATGCCTTGATTGATTGTTATTATCAAGCTCGGGCAGTACAGCAGATATATACAGATATTGGTATAAAGAAAAGAACATACGAAAGTGCGAACAAATAATGGATATAATTTTTTCAAGACAAGCAGCCCAAGAACTAAGCGAAAGATACACAGTTTTAGAATTAGAAACTTTTGATGTCGAGGGTAAAATATTAGAAACATTTTGTGTAGTTTCCGGTGACCGGATTCCACTGGAAGAAGTAGTCAAACTTGATCATTGGAAAAAACTGCATAATGAATTCGTTACCGCTAACAAAGAAAAAAATGCAAAACTGTGTTACAATTTACGCCCATATTTAAAAGGGAAATGGGGTGGTGAATTGGACGAGTTTTATGACATAGTTTGCGACAGATTTGACTACAAAGAAGAGGCATAATATTTGTATTTTATCATTATTCGATATAATGATATATACAATATGAGCAAACTTTTAGCTGCCATCTTACTGGCCACCTTAGCCCTGGCAGCTACAGCCGAACCAAGGTCAAGACAGATTAGATTTACATGTGGTAGTTTCGAAGACGTTGAAATGACCATGGAAAAATATGGCGAAAAGCTAGTTATAGCCACACAGAGTCCTAACGAGAAAACTGTTAATTTATTATACGCCAATTTTGAAACACAAACTACCAGCTGGTTTATACATGATCTACAAACCGATGAATATTGTATGCTAGGCGTAGGAGAAAAAATTTATATTCCAGATACAAGTCCTTTGAAAAAGGGCACTGGAATAGGAACAAAAATTAATTACAATTAACCTGGTTGATCCAGGTTTTTTTATGACCAAGGAGAATGTCATGAGTTGGTTTGCACATCGTCCCGCAAAAAATCCACCGCAACCGGCACCTGTAACACCACCGCATCGTATGTAATGCCACATTATTGCTAGGTTTTTTTTAGTAAATAGTAAAGTAGACATCAAATAAAAAATAATAAGAGTCTACTTTAAAGGAGCTAACAAAAAATGAAATTTCTCAGCAAAGTCGCTGTGACTTTTGCTGTTTTTCTATCATCCATTCTTCCAGCTAAAGCAGATATCACAGATGGTCATTTTGGTACAAACCAAATATTTGATGTACAATATTATTGGTCCGGTACAACATTAAATGCAAGTAATTTCATTGCACCGTATGATATGAATTTTCAACATCCTACGTTAAGCAGTGGTCAATATTTTGCATTCTTCAATTCAACAACTAATCCAGGAACATATGGATTAGGGTTGTATAATTCAAACGGAACTCTTGCACAAGTATTACATAATACTGGTACATTACAAGCTATAGGGCCTGATGCATTGTTCTATATAGGTTCAGGATTCTTTGGTACAGTAATTACTACCAGTGCAGGATATGCCTATGGATCTAGTGCAAGTTTTACTAACATGGATACAAGTGTTAATTCGACTGATGCACAAAACTATACATGGGCAAGTACTACGCCATTAGGTGCTGGACAGACAGCAGGAAGTGGTACACCAACTGTAGTATCTACTGCTGCAGGAACTCCTATCGTGTCAACATCTACTAGTAACGGCGCAACTACATCTACCACAGTTGATACCGCTGGTACGCCAACATCAGCTACAACTATAACTGATAGTAGAGGATCACAAGGTGATAAAGAGTTAACAATCACTAGAAACACAAATGTAGTTACCACAACAACTGTAACCAGAGTAGTAACTGATACAACTCCAGTAACAACTACTACAGTTACAACACCAACTACAGTAACAACTTATAGTGATGGTTCTACAACAACCACTAATGGTACACCTGTTACTACCACTTCAACTACTAATCAGGTGGTAACAACTACTAGTACATTTAATACGGTATCATCAACAAATACCAATCAAGATTATACTACTAGAATAGATCAATACAATGTATTAGCACAGACTAATAGTTTTGCCAATTTACTTAATTCAAATGATGTATTGAATCGTCATAGTGTAATTGATGGTGATCTAGTATTCCGTGGAAATGTTGATGCAGGTAGAAGCATTAGTTTCTACACCTTGGGAGAACGAGCAGGTGAATATGCCAACGATGGCTATACGATTTCAACTAATCGTTATGGGTTTGGTTTAGATAAGCTTGTTAGAAACAATTGGATCATTGGACTAAATGTCAGTCGTTCGAGTTCAAGTATGAGTGGCAACGATTCCTCTGGTAATCTTTATAAAGATATGATTGCCGTAAACAGTATCACGGTCGTTAAAAATTGGATTGTAAGTTCGCAGTTGGGGTATTCGCGTAATGCTATGGATTCCACACACAGTTTACCTGCACTTGGGTATTCGAACAGTTCTAGAACAAACGGTGATGATTATTGGTTTACAGCCAGATTATACACTCCAGATTTTCGTGGACTAAGACCATTTGTGGGCGGGCGAGTAGAAAATAACCGTAGGGATGCAGTAACAGAAGCAGGAAGTGCGTTGACTGCAATGAGTTATGATGCTGTTAACACAACGACAAATACCGCACATTATGGCGTAAGATTTGATCGTCAAGTAAATTCTTTTAATTTTTATGCCGAAGCAAGTCAAAATTCTGATAATGTTTTGGTGTCACGTTTAGGAGTTGGTAAACAGCTGACAGAAAAAGTAGCTATTGTTGTAGGAGCTACACATGTTAAAAAAGACAGTATAACAAGCACAGCAGGTAGCATAATGTTACGAATAGGCTTTTAACTAGACAAAAAAAGCCCCGCAAGGGGCTTTTTTATTTCGGAGCAAATAAGTACTAATAAGTTCGATAACTATTGGTCCATCAAAAAAATAATTAAAAAGGATCACGAATGTTTAGCCCAATATACAGGGTTATAATAATTTCAAACGGGCAACGGAGGCTATGGATCCGTTAACCCTCTTTGCCCTTGCCAATGGCGCCGTTCAGGCTGTCAAAAAAGGCTGTGAATTATACAAAGAAATGTCCAGCGTGGCCGGGGACGTCAAGAGCGTCCTCAAGGACCTTGACGATCAGTTTGGAGAAAAATTTAGAGATCGCAAACCTACTGTAGCTGAAAAGAATCAATACATCGAAGAAAAAAATCGTATTATTGAGCTGAGCAAAAAACAGCCCGACGACATCTATACACAAATTGGCGAAGAACTAGGAACTTACTTTGAAAATTATGCTTATTGTAAAGCAATTTTCGAGGAAGAAGAAAAACATGCATTTGAAGTTTACACTGGCAGTACCAGTATTGGTAAACGTGCCCTACAGCGTGTGTTAATGCTTAGTCGTTTGCAGGCCATGCAAACAGAATTGCGCGAAATCATGGTATATCAATGCCCTCCGGAACTGGGAGATCTATATACCAGAACCGAAGCAATGATGGAGCGTATTCAAAAAGAACAGGCCATTGCCTTGCAATTAAAGCGCGAGCGTGATGCAATTGCAGCCAAAAAAAAGCAAAAAAGAATCGAACATATCAAATGTAATGCTTACAAGTATGGCATAGCTATTGTATGTACCGTATACGCAGTTTGGTTAAGTTGGGCCATTGTACAGGTTAGAATGGAAGTCAATCCTGAACTAGGTCGTTGTTTGATTCCCAAGGGAACATGGCCTTATGAACATTATAATAATTTAAAGTGGATAGATTGTGAGCCAAGATAATGCGGTTAAATATACGTTTAAGGCCAACATTGGGTTGGTTATTAGAATGCATTTTGAACACAACTATAGTATACAAGATATTTGTATGAGACTTAGATATCCTCAAACTATAGTGGAAGAAATTGTAAAAAGGCACTTAGAACAGAATGCTTAATCCAGGCGTAATTAAGGCTGTATTAGAATTACATAAACAAGGATTTTCTTATCTGGCTATAGCTAAGTCTCTTAATCTACATATAAATGACGTAGTGGAGATAATAAATGAATACAGCTGATTTTTTAACTTTAAGTTTGAGAATATTCTTTTGGATAGTTACAACAATGGCAATTGGCCAAGGCAGCTTGTTTGCAATTATATTATGCCTAACAGGTTTTTTGATTATAGAAAAATTCCTTGAAGACATACAGAATGATTGGAGTTAATATATGAAAAAAATAATTTTTACGCTGCTTATAATACTTTCAGTTGGAACAAATGCACAAGAATTTCAATTGTTATTTACAGACAACAATGAGATAATTTACAATGAAAAAGATTGGCAGCAAGCAGCACAGTCTAATATATATCAATTGTCTGTTCATAAAACTTCACTTAATCTCCGTCAACGACAAACACCTGTTTATTCACTGACTGAATTTCACGATCCAGCTGGACAAAAATATGAAATGCTGGAACAACCTGTTTATAAAATTTACACTTTTGGATTATTAGATTGTCAAACTGCTTTATTTTATATTACAAATCATTGGTTTGTTGACAAAGACAACAAAGTTGTTTATAATGACATTAAATCCATTGGCTCCTACATAGTTGATATGAGAGCCAATAATACTCCGCGTAACGACTTATTCCGTCTGGTTTGTTATAAATGACAATTCGTTTTCTAATAGCAGCAATCATTATGATTGCTAGTAGTCCGGTATTCTCTGTTAATATATTAGCTAAATCATGGTTAATAGCCGACGGTGAAGGTAATATATTAGAGTCAGAGAATATTGAAATACAACAGCCTATTGCTAGTATAACCAAATTGATGACAGCCATGGTTGTTCTAGATGCCAACGAAAATCTACAACAACCAATTAATAAAAAATTTAGAGGACTAACAGTTACCAAAGGGCAGTTAATAAATTTGGCTGTGATTAAATCAGATAACCAAGCTGCAAAATTGTTATGTGAACTTTATCATCGTGGATATAAACAATGCATAAACGACATGAATAATAAGGCTCAAATTTTAGGAATGAATAATACCAGATTTGAGGATAGTAGTGGTCTTGACAATCGTAACGTAAGCACACCACGAGATTTGATAAAACTTTTATTAGCGGCAGAAAAATACCCTGAAATTATTCATGCAAGCAATCAATCAACTGGAGAGCTCATGAACAAACGAAAAAGAAAAATAATAAAATGGAAATTTACAAATACAAATCCTTTGGTTGCTAAATACAATGTACTCGTTAGCAAAACTGGCTATGTTCGAGCAAGCGGCGGCTGCTTAGTAATGAGTGCAGTGATCAAAAATCAAAAACGTTTATTTGTAGTGCTAAACAGCAATACTACACGAACAAGAATCCACGACATGGAACAATTAATTTTAACTCATGCCCAATGACCATTTACAAAGCGCCAGACTGGTTGTACAGACCGGCCAATATTGATTCTCTATTATATTCTAGTATAAAAAAAGAATTACTGCAGGTTTTTAACTATAAATTTAAACAAACTCCGTTTAATAAAATACAAAGTCAATTTACCATACCTGCCAACATAGAATATGTCAAGCAGACATGTCCTACATTAATGAAACAACTTAAAATGTATGGCCTAGATACTGAATTAAGAATGCTGGCATTTATAATAGTATCTCCGGGCGGAGATTACCCTATTCATGTTGACACACTTAATCCTGGCCAGATGAGTCTAGGACTAAACATTCCTGTACTCAACTGCAATGATTCCTATACCGCATGGTACGACACTGAAATACTTTACCATGAATTTTTTGAATCATCATTACTTGATAATTCAGTGCCTTCAACTGCGTTACCGTGCGACTTGACTAATGCAGTAGAAATTGCCAGATGTTCGGCTAACTCTCCGCATTGGGTGAATGTGCTGAAACCACACGCTGCAATATGCAATCATAACAAGTTAAGAGTAAATTCGTCTCTGAGATTCGATAAAAAAATTTTTGAAATGATTAGTGATAATTCATTTTACGAAAGGTGTGTGTTATGAGTAAAGTACCAGACTGGTTGTATAGACCCGCTGATATATCTCAAGCTGAAACAAAACTAATTCAAATTGAAATTATAAAATTTTTAAAAAGTTGGTGTCAAACTAAAAATGTTGAATTTTCGTCACTAACTACACAGTTTATACAATTAAATTTCCGTGACCAGGATCGTTTGTTTCACAACATATTACAGTTGCCAACAGTAGATAAAATACTTACTCGAATGCAAATTAAACACCTTCTTATCGCAGTTGGGTTTATTATTGTAAACGAAAACAAGTATTTCCCTATACATATTGATTATTATAATACAGAATTTATCAATTTTGGTTTAAACATTCCAATTTTAAATTGTAACGGATCACGAACGGTATGGTATGATTCAATACCAGATGACAACGACGATATGCCCGACTATATAGGTGATCTTACTAAATTTAGTACATCAGTGTCTGTGAAATGTGTGCAGGACAATGTTAATGAAATAGGAAGTTGTGATGCAAATACGCCTCATTGGATCAACATTGCTGTACCTCATGCTCCTAGATGTGAACATTCAAAGTTAAGAATTAATGCTTCTTTTAGATTTAATACCTTAGAAGACGATTTCGTCCATAGTAAACGATTTGAACAACTTATGGTTAAACAGTCACCTCATTAATATTTCTTTAACTTTGTTGTAATCTACTAGCTCGTTGGGTACTCTGAATCTTTCGCTTAATCCTAAATTATAAATTTTTACGCAAGATTCAAAATTATCAACTAATTCATTTACTATTATTTTTTTAAATTCTGTATAAAAATGCTTATGATTGTATTCTAAAACAGATTGCATTTCTTGATACATTTTATCTAATTCAGACTCAGAAAGCTTGCATAGTTTTTTTATTTCATTCATTATCATTTCAAGACGCAAATCAGGATCACTTTCAAAATCATAACTTTCGTCGATCCACCTATCAAAAGTTTTAAATCCGTATGATTTTAAATACTCAAGATTGCCCGCTGCCGACACTAAAATAAAAGGTCTTTTAACAACAATAGGCTTAAATACTTTTTCAGTTAAATGTAATTTTTCCTCATAAAAGTTAGTTTCTGTTACAATATTCCACAAGGCGGTATAGAAATAATCAGGAATAAACGCACTGGCAGAAGCATATTCCACATCATCAATGACCATCGGTGCTGCTGATGGCCATAAATTTTTTATTATATTTTTTTTACTAGCATTAGATAATTTTGAGTTAATGTTAAAAATCTCTTCCTTTATTGTAGATTGAGTTAACAACGGTGAAGATATTATTCCATGCTCTATTAGATTGTGTTCTTTTAACATAGAAATCAACAACATTCTGTAGCTACGATTATCATTGATAATGTGATTAAGACAGATAAATATTTTAGAAATTTTGAAATTATTTACATTTTGAAGATAGCTCAAATCTTGATACCAATCAAGTGCTACAAATCCGTGAAAAAAGAAATACCAATCTAAAAATGGTCGATTCTCTTTTAGCCATTGTTTTTTAAGTTGACTTTTTTCAGAATTTGCAAAAATTTTTATATTTACGTTGTACATAATTGGCCCATGTGAGGGTATTTCGCAATCATACCAGTCTCTGCATTCAGTACTAAAAGGTTGGACTAGAAGCTGTCTACTACCATTGGACAAATTAGTTAAATCCTTTATATTAAGAGGTTCTTCGTGCCAAAAAACACAATTACCATTGAAATCGTAGGAATAATTTGGGTTGTTTGAATTAGTGTTTAAGTCATTGATGTTAGTTGAATGATTTGGAAAATAAAACTGAGGTATAATAAACAAAGGATCTAGTAGATATTTTTCTAAAAATAGTCTAAAATTAGAATAGGAAATCATAATATGAAACAGGTTGGTTTTATTGGTATTGGTAAATTAGGAATGTCATGTGCTGAAGTAATTGCAACACAGTATGAAGTTACCGGCTATGATATTTACCCAAAATCCAGCGGGGTAATTAAAATATCCGATAACTTACGAGGTGCAGTTGTCGGAAAAGATATTGTATTTGTTGCGGTTCAGACTCCTCATGATTCTGCCTATGATGGATCGAAGCCAATTACGCATTTACCAAATAAAGATTTTGATTATACGATAGTTAAAGATGTATTAACTCAAATTGATGTATGGGCGAGACCTGATCAGCTGATAGTTTTAATTTCCACGGTGCTACCGGGAACAGTTAGAAGAGAATTACGTCCTTGCATTACTAATGCACGTTTCATTTACAACCCGTATCTTATTGCAATGGGTTCAGTCGAGTGGGACATGATTAATCCAGAAATGGTTATTATTGGTACTGAAGATGGTAGCGAAACCGGGGATGCTAAAGAACTAATAGAATTTTATCGACCATTGATGCAAAACAATCCTAGATATGTTGTTGGTACATGGGACGAAGCTGAGAGTATAAAAATATTTTACAATACTTTTATCAGCACGAAAATTGGTTTGGTTAATATGATCCAGGATGTTGCTATGAAAAATGGAAACATCAATGTTGATGTAGTTACTGATGCATTGGCCAATAGCACAACAAGGATTATGAGTCCAAAATACATGCGAGCTGGTATGGGGGATGCAGGACCATGTCATCCTAGGGATAATATTGCACTACGTTGGTTAGCAGAAAATCTCAATTTGGGTTATGATATTTTTGATACTGTGATGCATGCTCGAGAACAACAGGCTAAAAACCTAGCTAGGTACTTAAAAAAAATACAGGTGTCAAAAAATTTACCAATATTTATTATGGGCAAAGCCTATAAGCCTGATGTAGATTATTGTGATGGAAGTTACAGTTTATTGTTAGGTCATTATTTAGATGAAATACAAGCAAAATATTTTTTCATTGATCCGTTAACTGGTGATAATCCACCATTCATTGGAGTTCCGGTAATTGCTTTTTTAGCGCATAACAGAGAAATTACCTACGGTTATACCGGTACTAAAGAATCGCAAGAATTTTATTGTGAGTTATCCCCGGGAAGCACGATAGTTGATCCGTGGCGAAAATATCCTGTTGATAACGATTTCTATGAAGTGATACATTATGGTAACACACGAATGGTTTAATATTGATCCTTTTTGGGACGATGAATATAAAAATCTATCTTATAAGAAAGAAAACTTCAATGATCCTGCAACACAGATAGCATGGGAGGATGCAGGTTTTAGAGGACCATTTGGCGGTTGGATGTGCGACATGCGAAATACACAACCAACATGGAATTATAAATTCATTGATTTTTTTCAGCAACGGGGCTGGAAAAATATTGGAACTAGCTATTATAGGATGGATCCTGGTAGTTCACTGCCCGAACACGTTGACACATATCGACGTTACATTGAACTGTTTGATCTAATAGGACAAGAAGATACAATACGTCGGGCCGTAATATTTTTAGAACCATGGCAAAGCGGGCATTACGCAGAATGTGATGGGGTTCCGTACATAAATTGGATAGCTGGATTTACATTGATTTGGAAATGGGACGCACCTCATATGGCCGCTAATTTAGGCAAAACTCAAAGATACACATTACAAATTACAGGGCATGTTTAATGTTATATACCGTTAACGAATGGGATCCTCTTCAAGAAGTGGTAGTTGGTCGTGCAGATTTTGCCAATTGGCCCGGTGATGATCCTGTATTTGCAAAGGAAAATGAAAAGACTACATGGACGGAAACTCCGGTTCCCAGCGGACCAGTGCCGGACTGGATCATCGACGAAGCCAACGAAGATCTAGACACACTTGCAGCAACACTGGAATCATGTGGAGTAACCGTACATAGACCTAAAGCAATTAATTTTCAAGAACGCGGAGGTATGTACAACTATTGTCCAAGAGATCGATTATTAATATACGGAGATACTATTGTTGATCCTGCCATGATGTATCCTTGCAGAGATATGGAAACAGAGGCATTAGATGACATAGTATATCGAGCCAATACTGTACATCGCATGCCCAGAAATGAGGGCATGATATTAGATGCAGCAAATATTTTACGTCTCAATGACACCATGTTATATTTAGAAAGTGCCAGCGGTAATCACACAGCAGCAAGATGGTTGCAGCATAAGTTTCCCGAAGTAAACGTTGAAATCTGTAATTTTTACTCCGGAGTACATATAGACAGCACAATTGTACCATTGCGTGAAGGATTGGTAATGGTAAATGCCAGTAGAGTTAATATGAACAATTTACCTCGGGTTTTTAATAATTGGGAAATTGTTTGGGTCAATGATGTGGTAGCTCAGAGCTTTTACAAATACCCATATGCCAGCAAATGGATAGCACTAAACATGCTAGTGGTAGATCCGTATACTGTTATTGTTGATAGACACCAAATCAAATTAATGAATATGTTAGAGGAACACCAATTTACTGTTATACCATTAGAATTAAGGCATTCAAGAACACTGGGTGGTGGATTTCACTGTGTTACACTGGATTTAATACGCCAAACTCAATAAATAACTTACTAATAACAAAAAGGTTATCATGAGTTTTGAAAGTTACACAGATTGTTTATTGCAGGCTTATGAATCACATACTAGACCTACAGAAGTACTAAAACGGAAAAAAGAAATACTTGATGAAATTGCGATGTTCTACAATTATTCCCCGCGTTCAATTTTGTATGTGGGTTTTAATCCGGCTATTTTAACTGACACAACTGAGGAAATCTACCTAACAGCAGCGTCGCAAGCAACACAGGATTTTTTAAAACAGAACGGGATTAAATTTGAGTTTATACCAAGTCTTGGTTCTCTCGCACCAAACTTTAAGTTTGATTGTGTTGTAGCATTAGACGAATATTTTACTTTTGCTGCTTCAGACACAGAACAACGTGCAAGAGTCACTGAAATTTGTAATCTAACTAGGGAATATGTGATAACTACTTGTAAGGATTATAAAAATCAAGAATTCAAAGATAGAGAATTTAGCGTACCGGCATTGATAAGAAATGGAAAATCTAACAATATCTTTTTAGAATTTCATGATTACGACATACAGGATAGAAACAGTTGGCTAACACAAGTTTATCATATTAACGGCACAAGCGTTAACACGTATGGTAAATTTGCTAGAAGAGCAATGTTTTTTAAACAGTTGGCCAAGTTCAGTCATGACGCAGGAGCAGAGGGTTTTACCGTACATAAAAATTTAATGTACAAAAGTTTAATCAAGAAAAATTACGAGCATGTAATTAGTATTCGATTTGATAATGGATCTTAACACACACCTAGCAAAAATAGTAGAAGGACTGGTAGCAGATATTACATCTAATGTTTTAGTTAGAGTTGATAGTGCTATCAGTGCCGCTATCAACAATAGATTAGCTGCTTATGATTATGCCGCTCATATACAGGAAGCGGCCAATTCTGCATTCGAACGCAGAATCAGTGAATACACTGTTGATCCAAAAAGATTAGAAAACAGGATTGTTGGTAAAATTAACGAAACAATTGATGCAGCTCAGGATCAGACTCGCACATTGGTTGAAGCACAGGTACAAGAAAGATTGTCCACTGTAGACTTTCAGCGAGCAATTACCGATTCGGTCAGCACTATCGTAGCTGATAGAATGACAGAATTTGTCTTTCCACCAAACAGCATTGATCCTGCTGCGCTAAAATTGTTAGATCTCGAGATCACCGGTGACAATATCCGCGGTGGCATAATAGAAAATTTTAGCAGCACCGGAATTGACGATAGAGCCAGCCAGGTGGCTGTAACTGTGCTCGATGATGCTACTGTTATAGAAAATAATTTGTTAACAAAAGATTTAACCGTAGAAGGGTCAATGACTATCAATGGCAAGTTTGTTGTCAACGGTACAGTGCCCGAAGATACAGAATTTTTTAAAACACTGGTTGCTAACAGTACCACAAGCACATTAAATTCTTTAGATCACACTCTGTTTAACAGATACAGCACAGTAATTTTTAATCAAATAAAACAAGATGGACTCGATCTTGACCGAATAACTCTCAATGGACATGAAATTGCTAAATCTAATTCATTGGGATCTAGTATAATTAATAGCAACTTACAAACTCTGGGCGAACTTCGAGAGTTAAAAGTCAGTGGTGAAAGTTTATTGGCACAGACATTGTATGTCACTCCGCGCCGTGTGGGTATCAACACCATTGAACCATCAGCAGCATTGAGCATATGGGACGATGAAATTGAAATTGTGGCAAAGAAAAAGTCTAGAGATATTGGAATATTAGGAACTCCGAGAAAACAAAACTTAGTATTATCTGCAAATAACAAAGACAACATTGTATTAGCCGATGACGGATCTGTACAAATAGATCACTTAAAAATTGGATCAATGCAATTTACCACTGCAAATTCACCTCCAAATTTTGTCAGTGAAAGATGCCATGTTATTTGGAACACCAATCCTAATCCTGGTGGGCCTTTGGGTTGGATATGTCTTGGTGGAGCCAACTGGGCAAACTTTGGTATTATCGACTAATGTTCGAAAAAACTTTTTGCTCTAGTCCATGGTTTAATGTTAGGCTGACCTATGACGGTAGTTTTGAACCTTGTCGATGGGCTAAAAATCCTGAGAGATCAAACTCATTTCAAAATCAAAGTTTGATGCAATATTACAACAGCGATCAAATGAAGTTGTTTAGAACTCAACTGTTGAATGGAGAGAAACATGATTATT